TATTATGAAGATGAATTTTGTACTAGAGGAGATATTAATATTCCATTCGGTGAATTCTCTACCAATGAATGGGTTATTCATGAAAAATTCTTCAATTATTTATTAAATATGGCAGTACAACCATATAGTGATTCATATAATATAACTTATATGCAAAAGTTATTAAAAGAAGTGTATCCAGAGCATATGTATGATGACAATTATTTTTATCCAGGATATTATAGTGATAATATGAAGAATTTAGTAAAACAATTCCAAGTAAGTCATTATGATTATTACTACGGAGATTTAAATAAAGATAATAAATTAGATAATGTGGATCTACAAATATTAAGAGAATATTTAGATGATCCACAGCATAAACAACATGAATTAGATCCTAATCGTTATCCAGATAGTGATTTATTATCTCCAATACAGAAATCTAGAGCAGATATTAATAGAGATGGATATATTAATGAGCAAGATTATATAATTCTACAAAGTATGATAGATGATCCTGCTGTAAGTTTAAAAAATTATCATATATCATTTAATTTAGGTTATATTGATGTTCAAACTGAAGCATTACTAGAACAAGAATATAATGTATATGGTAATATTTCGGAGGTGAGTAAATAATGGCTGAAACAATAGGAAATTTAGATTCTTGGGAAAGAAGTTTTAGAACCTCTGGTTATAATTCAGGATATAATGGCTTATCCGGAATTAGAGATTGGGAATGTTATATGCTTATTAAATTTGGTAACCAGTATAGTTTTGGTATATCTGGAGATAAAGAATATTTAGTACAGCTTCCTGTATATCCAGAACAAGTTACTGAATCTATTGGTGTAAAATGGCAACCTCAAGAAATATTAGGAAGATCATCTCCTATAGCAGCATATGCTAATACTGAATTAAAAAATGTAAGTTTTACATTAAAATTTCATAGAGATTTATTAACAGGAAGTTATAGTTTAACTGATAGTAGTTTAAATGATATTTACTATAATGAAAGAAGATTATCAGGCAATTATTTATCTTGTCAGCCTGCAGGACATCAGGTTGAATCTGATAAAGGTCCTTTTGGAACAAGAACTTGGTATGTTAATGTTAATAAAATGTTACAAATGTCTTGTTATCCTCAATATACAAGTAATGGATTAATTCCTCCTACAACATATTTTGTATTTGGACAAATGATATTAAAAGGATTTGTATTAAATTATAGTACTACTTGGCAATTACCTATTATAAATAATTTTTACTCAAATAATGAAGTACAAATACAAATGGATTGTTATCCTGATACTATTATTGGAGCTAAAGATATTATAGGTGGAAGTGGTGCTATGAGTACACAAAATACATATAATACAAAATTCCCTACATCTTCAACTGAAAGTAGTGATGTAGGAGCTAGAGTATATAATGGACAAATCACTAGAAGTAATTTAAGAACAGGTAGCTCATTAGGAGGAGCTTCTGGTAGAACTACTTAAAGAAAGGAGATAATATGAGTAAATATACTGTAAGAAGAACTAATAAAGTTTCACCAAGTTATCTAGAAGAATTAAGAGATGTATTTGAACCTCTACAATATTATGTACCTAAAGAATATAAAAATAATAGTAGATATTCTAGATTAAGAAGATTATATGATAAAGATAAAGGTGTGTATTTTCATGAAAATTGGACTCAAAAATTTATAGATGAATCTAGTTCAGATCAATATTATACTGTTACTGAATCAGAAAAAGATAGATTAGATTTAATAGCTTATAGTTTTTATGGAACTCCTAAATATTGGTGGGTTATAGCAATAGCTAATTATATAATAGATCCTTTTGATGTTCCGGTTGGTACTTATTTAAGAATTCCTCCTATATTATCATTATATAATGAAGGAGGTATATTAAGTGGCAACTAGTAGAAATTTTAAAAATATATCAGCTACCACGACTCCTAAAAAGATGGCTGCTAAATATGATAATATGATTACAGCTATAATTAATATGTTAAATAAGCAAGGTCCTATTTATTCTACATGGATTAGATTCCAAATAGGTGAAACTGAGCCTATTACATTTGATTCTACTTCTGATAATAAAAAGGAAAATATGATAGCAGGACTTACTTTTAATAAAAAAGGAGCTGGAACTGTTAATGATTTTGAACTAGTAATAAAATATGATCCTTTTGATTATGGTCAGAATACTCAAGATAAAGTTGAACTATTAGATGAATTAATAGCACATGCAATGAGAGTTGACATGAATGATTCCAATAAAAGACTAAGAGGATTTATTCAATATGGATATAATGTACCAGATGATACTACATTAGTTTCTCCAAAATATGAATTTTTCTTAACCAATGCAGAATCTGAAATAGATTGGTCTACTGGTATTTCTGAATATACATTTGAAGGAACTACAATGTTAGCTATCGATGCTGATTTTTCAACATCTATTCCTGAATTCAAAGGAGAAGGTGAGGAAAAAGGTATTAATTTAATTGATATAGTAGAATCTGTTTTATGGAGTTATTATGGCATTAGTTCTAATCAACCTAGTCATCTAGTGGGTAATTTAACTCATCATGCAAATGATTATAATTATAAAATTGAAGTTGATGATGATATAAGAAAAGATGCTCCTGAGATTACTACATCTGCAGTATCTAGTCAATCTCCTTGGATATACTGTAGAGATTTATTAGAGTCTCATATGTCTAAGAGTGATGAGGATAAACAAAAATATAAAGAAGATATGCCTTATAGAGAAGTTCCTCATTATTTAATGTATGTTACTGATGAGGCTGATAATAAAACAATACATATAACATATATTTGTCCAGCTGATTCAAGTGCTAATAATGTTAAAATAAATCATGTTTTTGAATGGGGTAAAGAAGGTATACCTGATATTGTTGTTAAGTGGAATCCTCAAGTAGATTTAAGATTATATTTAATACAAAAAGCTGCTAATAAGAGAGCTTCTGAAATTAAAAAAGCAGCTGGAGATAATGCTTCTGAGGAATTTTTAAATGCTGTTAAAAATAACTATCTTAGAAATGCTGATGTATATGAAATGTATGATGCAGTGTTAACAACTATAGGTATTCCAGCTGATGTACCATTATGTGCAGAATTTACAATTAAACCTAGAATTTTAGAGTCAGATAGTAGAACTGCAGGAATTTATATGCTACAAGGATGTACAGATAGAATTGCATCTAATGGTACATTTGTTTCAGAGATAAAGTTATTACGTATAAGAGATATAGGAGCAGCTCCTGTATCAAATGCTAAAGCTCAAGAAAAATCAACAGGAAAAGATACTATTGATTTAACAACTGAAACAAATAAAACTAATGATACTAATGAGAGTAATGTAATTAGTCAATCATCTATATCTATATCTAAAGTTGAATGGGATAAAGAACCTGCTAGTTCTAGACCATCATCTTATATACCAGGAATGTCATTAGGATAATAAAGAAGGATAATAAAGAAGGGAAATAATATATGGATATAATTAATAGAGATAGTTATTATAATAGTATATATAAAGGTTATGTAGTTAATGATAGCCTTACAGATGATCCAGAAGGATTAAATAGATATCAAATATATATTCCTGAAGTACATTATGGTTTAATTGAATCAAATGTAGAAGAGTATAGAAAATTAGATTCTTCATCTAAAAAATCAAGTCCTCTTTTTTATTCTTTACCATGGGCTGTATCTCTTGTATCTGGTTTAGTAGTAGGAGATCCTATATATGGTAGTTACATTGAGAATTCTAATAATTCTTTTATAATTTTAGGAAAAAATGCAGAAGCAGCTGGAATAGGAGGCTTTGATGGAGAGTATGGAATAAGTACTGATGCTATATTAGATTTAGCAATGCCTATTATAGTAGAAAACGAGGTAGGTCTTAATAGAAATAATTGGCCTAATGGTATTACTGAAGGTCAATTTGGAAATGTTACTTCAAATGATAAAGGAGCTTGGTCTATTGGAATAATACAATGGCATGGTTGTAGAGCTTTTGATGTTTTATATCAAATTGCAGCAGCTGACTCTAATTGGTTATCTAATTGGACTGATCAATCTTTGAACATTGTTTCTGATTTACAAGCATCTTTAAAAAATGGAAGTTCTTCTCCAAAAAGAAATAATTGGGATATAACTGTTTATAATCAGGCTATAACTTCAGGAGCTCATAAAATGCTAGTATCTGCAAAAGGAAAAGAAACTCAAATATCTTTTGCAAGACAAGAAACTAAAGCGTCTTTAGATCAATTAATGGATGAGCCATATGGTATTACTAATCCAGGTATTTTAATATTCTGTATGGATATTATGAATCAATATGGTAATGGAGTTAATGGAGTTATAACAGGATGTTTAACAGAAGCAGCTAAGATTAGTAAAAACGGAAAAGATATTATGACTCAACTGAAAGAATATTATGATTATTGGAAACGTAGAACTTCCGCATATAGTTCAAGAAGAAAAACTACATATGATTATTTAGTTGAAATAGAAAAACAAGGCAAATTAAGTGCTTTAACCTTTATAGATTTAACTATATTAGAAGGTTTAAAACATATTCCAGAATATGGTGAATATTTCTGGCCTGTTCCTTCAACAGATTATATTAGCTGTTTCTGGGGAGAAAATAGAAAGGCTTTACCTTATTCTTTTAAATATAACAGTCCTAATAATTATCAAGGATATTCAGGTGGTGGAGCTCATAAAGGATTAGATATTTCTGGTAAAGAAGGATGTGCAGTCATTGCTGTAGGTAATGGTACTGTAGCTCATGTCAACGGTGGAGGAGTTGTAAGAGGACTAACAGGTGCTGGTCCTGGTCAAGGAAATTGTATTGCGATAAAAATGGATAAAAATCCTAATCATTATTTTGTTTATATGCATTTATGTAAGGAACCTACATATAAAGTTGGAGATAAAGTAAAGGCCGGAGATACTTTAGGATATATGGGATCAACTGGTAATTCTACAGGAACTCACTTACATATAGGATTACATTTAGGGGCTGTATGGCCTAGTCCTTCAAGTTTATCTACAAGAATAGATCCTTTACCATATTTTGGTAAGAAGGTACAAGGAATAGTTACTAATACTGTTAGAAAAACATCTGGACAGACTACAGGTGATGATATTGTAAACTATGCTAAAACATTTTTAGGCTGTAAATATGTTTGGGGTGCTACAGGTCCTAACACTTTTGATTGCTCTGGATTAACCTATTATGTTTATAAGCATTTTGGATATAAACTTCATAGAGTATCAGATGGTCAAAGAACTGATGGTACAGGTGTTGATAAAAATCATTTACAGAAAGGTGATTTGGTTCACTTTACTGGACACGTTGGTATCTATGTAGGTGATGGTAATTTTATACATGCACCTCGTACAGGGGATGTTGTTAAAATTTCTTCATTATCTGAAGATTATTATGTTAAAAAATATTGGGGAGCTAGAAGAATATTATAATAAGGAGGAAAAATATGAGACAATCCACTTTTTCATTTCCACAAATAGTAGATAGAACATCTAGAGATGTAAAATTTTCTCAAAATACAAAATCTATAAATGAATGTTTAGGGTTATTATTAAGAACTCGACCAGGAGAATTATTAGGAGATCCTGAATATGGTTGTTTCCTTTTAGATAGAATATTTAGATATAATGGAGTAATAATTGAACCTTTGTTAAAAGAAGATATAATGCAAGCTATTGATAAATATGAACCTAGAATAATAGTTAGAGGAGATGACATTATAATTAAATTCGAAGATCAAATTGTTAATATTTATATAATGTATGAAATTAAAGAAACTGGTCAAATAAATCAATATAATTTAGAAATAACTTCTGAAGATAATCCAGATAAACCATATTCTGAATAGATGTAAAATATTAATAGATATTAAAGAAAGGTAGAGTTTTATGGCAAGTATAAATCAAGTTCAAAAGAAAGATTATAGTGCTGTAAGAATTGATTATACAGATAAAGATTATGTCAATATTTTAGACGATTTAATAAATTCTATACCTGGTATAACTCAAAAATGGGTAAGTACTGATACAAATGATCCTGGTATGATATTAGTTAAATTGATGGCTATTGTAGGTGATATGTTATTTTATACTCAAGATATGCAGTCTTTAGAAGTATATCCTGATTCTGTTACTCAAAGAAAAAATGCAGCAGCTATTTATAGATTAATTGGATATAAAATGAGATGGTACAAATCAGCTGAAGTACAAGTTAATGTTATTAATACTTATACTCAAGCTGCTACATTACCAATGTTTTGTACTTTTGCAACTGAGGATAATGAAACCGTTTATTGTAATATGACTAAAGCATATGAATTACCATCTAATATGTATAATAACGGACTAGAAACAGTTGTTACTCTAACTCAAGGTATTCCTGTAACACCTGTTAGAACTTCAGCTAATCCATATCCAGAAGCTGGAAGACCTTGGCATTCAATTTACGGATACAATTATACAGCTGATGATGTAATAAATAATAGGATTTATTTACCTGATGATAATGTAGATCAAGATCATATTATTCTTATTGACGATCAAAATGAAGTTTGGGAATTAAGAGATAATATTTATTTAACATCTAATGTAGGTAGATTATTTGAATTCGGTGTAGATGTTAATGATAGACCTTATATTGAATTAGTAGATTATTGGAATAATTTTAATGTAAATAGATTTAAATTATTTTATTTATTATCTAAAGGTCAAAGTGGCCAAATATATGAAAATACTATAAAGAAAGTTACTGGAAATATATGGGCCAGAGATGGATCTAATATAAATACAGTATATAATGTTAGTGGATTTATTCATTTTACTAACTACGATAGTTCAGAAGGATATGATCCAGAAACTCCAGATGAAGCTAGAAAAAATTCAGTTAAGTTTTTGAATACAATGGATACTCTTATTACACTTGCTGATTTTGAAAGAGCTACATTAAGAGAATGGGGAGTAGCAAATGTTAGAGCAACAGACTTAACAAATGATCCTGGTATGGAAGTATCTTGGACAATTGGTAATGTTAATATGGATAGAACATCTAAACCAGTTGATGGTCAAGTAGTATATAGTGAAATAATAGATGAAAATGATATGAATGCAGTAGCATTATTTATTCAAGATAGAAAAGCTCATCCTTTAACAGAATATCAACAACAACTTGCGGATGCAAATCAAGATGGTAGAGTTGATGAAGATGATTTAGATTGTTTCACTGCATATTTCAATGGTGATTATGAACACTCAGGATTCATTGGGGTACAAAAAGTAAGTCAAATAGAAACCTTGGATAGTTTCGTAGTTAAATTATATATATTAAGATCTGAAGTAGCCCAAGATGAAGATATAGAAACATTTTCTAATGCTATTATAACAGCTTTAGATGATTATAAAATATTACCTTTATCAATTATTGTAGATCTTGAATCAATTAAAAAATATTTCTGGACAGTAAGAGGAACATTCTTTACAAAAGTTCCTTTATCAAGAGATGAATTACAAAATATAATAGTAACTATAAATAATAATTTGAGATATAAATATTCTTTAGAGAAAGTTAATTCCAATACATTAATAAATTATAAAGAAGTTATTGAAACAATTCTTGATGTAGATAGTAGAATATTAATGGTAGATCTAGAACCTATTGAATATGTAAATTATGAAGGAGAAGAAATTACTAAAGAACAACTAACAGGTTTATATGAGCAAATAATTCCTATATTAGATGATCCTGATCCTAGTCTTAATTTAAAATATAGTTTTTATTTAGAACATCCATCAATATTACCAGGATCTGCTATAATAAGAATTAACAATGGACAAACTACTTTAAGAGATAATAATAACGGTGATATTTATAATAGTGATAACGTTTTAGTTAGAAAAGGACATATAGATTATATCACAGGTTTAGTTGAAATGGAATTTACAGCACCATTAACTAGTGATATTGTAGTTTCTTATACACATAATGAAACTTCAATAGCAGTATATAGAAATTTAAATACACAATACTTTTATTATGATAGCTCATCACTTGAAAAAGATTATATGGAAGATATGATATAGGAGGTAATTTAAAATGGCAACTTTTTATAAAGATATCCAATTACAAAATCAAAATATTGGAAATATTATGACTTTAAATAATAGTCATGTTTTAGAAGCAACTAATATTCCAGTCTCTAATTTAGTTAATACAATGAATACAGTTAATACCCATACTCAAAATATTAGTAATATTAATAATTCTATAAATGCAAGCAATACTAATATTAGTAATTTAACAAATAGAGTTACAAATATTGAAGCTGAATTGGCTGGAGTTGCTAGTCAAATACAAAATATAAATGGTGAAAATGTATAATAAGATTAAATTAAAAGAGGTAGAAAGAACGTATAGAAAATTTCTATCTCTTTTTCTATGTAAAATATTATTGAAAGACTAAGAGGTGGTTAGTATGGTAAAAGAAAGATTAAGAAAATTTATTCAATCTGATGGTTTTATAATTTTAGTAGGAACTATTGCTGGTTTATTACTGTTATCTAACCTATTATTCAGCACATATACATTATTGAAACAGAATATGGTTGTTCAAAGAGATGTAGAAAGAATTGAAAAAATTGAAGGAAGATTATTAAATATAGAACTTGAATTAGATGAATTAAAAGAACAACAGGAGGTGGAGTAGTGGAAGTAGGATTTTTAGACCTTATAAAACCATATTTAGAAGTTGGTGTATTAGGATTAGCTGCGATATTTTTAGTCCTATTTGCTATTTTAGCTTTAAGAAGATTTATTGAAAGAGAAAAAGAATTAATAGATACTACAAATAAACATAGTAATAAATCTGATGCACGTTGTGATGAAATGTTTAAAACTGTTATAGAACAGAATCAAGAAAATCAAAAATTATTACAACAACAACTTCAAGAATTAACAAAACATATTATAAATGGAGTTACAAGTCATACACTTTCTGCAGAAGATAATAATACGTTATCAGAAAAAGAAGCTCAAATTAATGCTTGTTTAAAAAGAACTCAACAAAAAACTAATTCTGCTAGAGTAGCATTAGTTAGATTTCATAATGGTGGAAGAGATATGAATGGCTTGTCTTTTTTAAAAATGTCTATGACTAATGAATGTCCTGGTCCTGGATTTGCTGGTATAATGCCAGATTTTCAAAATTTATTTAGATCATTTTTCTCATACTGGTGTGAAAGTTTAATAAAAGATGGTAAATGTTATATTGATGATATAAATGAATTAAAAGATAAAGATACTACAATGTATGAATATTTTTTAAGTAGAAATATTCAAGCTGTATATGGAATTGCTATAGAAAATAATGAAGGATCTATTGTAGGCTTTATTGTTATAGAATTTGTAGATAAAAACTTAGTTAATATGGAACAAGTAGAGCATTGTTTACATGATAAAAAAATTAAGATAGAAACTATTCTAACAATAAGTTAATTGCTTTAAGAGGAGGAAATCTTATGTATTACGGAAGTAAGAAAGAGATACCAGATAAAAGGGATTATAAGTTTAAATCGAAAATAGTTTCTGCTCCAAAATTTCCTGAGAAATATGAATTAACAATATCTGAGGTTAAAGATCAAGGTATTGTTAATTCTTGTGTAGCTCACTCTTTAGCTACATTTTTAGAAAAATTTAATAATGAAAAAATGTCTACAGGATTTATATATGGATATAGACCTATAACTTATAATCAAGAACAAGGAATGTATCCTAGAGAAGCATTAAAAACTTTACAAAAGATAGGAGATGTTCCTAGAGATAATTTTGATCACAATAAAGAAATGAAAGAAATTAAAGACATTGTTGATGAGAATATAGATAAATTAAAACCAATTGCTGAAAAATATAAAATAGAATCATATGCTAGAATTTATACTGAAGAAGAAATAAAAAAGTGTCTTCTTCAAAATACTCCAGTACCTATTTCAATTCCAGTTTATAATGATTTAGATTATGATTTAAATTATATTATTAAAGAACCTGAAGGTGAATTAAAAGGATATCATATGATTATAATTTGTGGTTATAATCCCTATGGTTACATAATTCAAAATAGCTGGGGTAAATATTGGGGAGATAAAGGTCAAGCTATACTTCCTTATGATTATCCTATTGATTCAGCTTGGGCTATTTCAACAAAAGAAAATACAATAGATACTTATCAAACTATATGGCAAAAAATATTAAGATTTATAAATATGTTATTACGTAGATTTAAGAAATGAGGTAGAAATAAATGTCAACTAATGTATTAGAAAGTAAAACATTTATACCTTATATTATGAGACAAAGTAGAGATGTACAGGCATATTGTAAATTATTTGATTTATTAATAAATCATTTTAAAACAAATGCTGATTATTGGATAAGTTTAATTGATTTTGATTCTTGTCCAAATCATTTATTACCTTTACTTGCTTCATATGTAGGATATAAATATGATTATTCAGAATCATATGATTCTAATAGAATTATAATTAAACATTATCCTGATATGATTAGAAATAGAGGATCTAAATTAGGTATGAGACTTGCTACAGCTTTATCTGTTAATGCTTTAGGTGAAATAGATAAAATTGAAGCTTTGTCCATGTTTAATATTGAGTATCAAAAAGATGGAAATAAAGTTAAAATATATATTTATTTCCCAGCTAATTTATCTAAGGTTAGAGATCTTATAGAAGTAGTTAGACCTGCAGGATGTGGTCTTGAACTTGTACCTGCTGAAATTATTCAAACAATAGATGGAATTCAAGTTCATTCATATGAATATCATACTAAATTTCCTTATGATAGTACAAGATACGAAGTTAGTAATAAAGATAAAGTTGGATTTGCTGAAGTTGAAAATATTAATCATATTACAGCTATTAATAAAGGAACCCATAATCAATATCATAATCAAGTATGGTAATCTATAAAAATGTATATGAAAATAAAACTATATTGTGAAATATAGTTTTATTTTTTATAGTAAAATATTATTAGAAATAAGTTTTTGTTGGAGGTAGAAAGTTATGAGTGATATGATTAAGAAAGACGACATTTTAAGCTATGGATATTATGATGATTCAGGAAAGTATGTAGTAGTCATTAATAGACAAAAACTTAAAGAAATATTTGGAGCAGATAGAGTTATATTCCAAGAATCTTATAACCGCGAAGATATTGAATAAATAATATGAAAGGAAAATGGACATGAGTAATGGAAGTTTTAGCATAGAAGATGCAGGATTCTCTGTAGGTGTTAACGTTAAAGTTACTAAAAGAAATAAATATACAGGTGCAATTATTGAAGAACGTAGAGGTCATAACAGATGTTTAAAGATGCAATTAATGGGATTAGTTAAATGGTTAAATGGTGAATTTAATCCTACACAATCTTATTTAGTATCATATGATTGGATTCCTAGATATCTTGGTCTAGGTACTAATTCTGCTACTTCACAAACTCCTCCTGGTATAACTACAGAAGTATCAATTAATGATACTAGGTTATTAAGTGAATTATCTCCTAGAATAGCTTTACCAGAGAGAAATACAATAGTTAATAGATCAACTCAAAGTTATGTACAACTTGTTATTGTTACATATTTACCTGAAGAATTATATCAAGGAGAAAAAATAGCAGAAGCCGGATTATTCTCAGGAGAAAATGGTAATAACTGTTTATTTAGAATAACTTTTGAACCTATTAAAAAAGATGCAGACAGTGTTATTGAAGTCAACTGGACTATATCTGTTATTTCTGTTGATTCTCAAAACCAACCTTATGAAGAATTAGATAAAGTAGATTTAAGAGAATCTATGAATGAGTTATTAGATAGATTTGCAGAATTATATCCTACTTTAAGGGCTGCTTGTAATACTTTAAAATCACCTGCTATATATGAATATGGTAGATCTGATACAACACAAGCTTTGGTAGATGCCGCTGTAATGGAAATAAGAGATAGAATTATTGAACTTAAAGATTTAGATCCAGGAAAAGATATAGATCAGGAAGTTATTGATAAAGTTGATGAAATAAATGGTGAAATAGTATAAGTGTAAATAGCATCTATTAATTTAGATGCTATTTTTATCTGTAAAATATTATTGTAGAGGTAGAGAGGAGGAAAGATATTCCTATGATTATTACAAAGAAAGATATTATTCAAAAACTTTATGATATTGAAGAAAGAGAAAACCTAAAATTAGGTAGAGAAGTACAAAGAGTTGTTAGAAGTGAAGTAGTTCCTATGGAAGTTATTTCATTAATTAACAAATATGATAAAGAATTTTTACAAATATATGATACTTATAATGTTATATATTCATCCCGAAATAAAAATCCTTTATATAGAAATTTAAGAAATAAAGATCTAGCTATTGAAGAAATAGCTATAGCTATTAGTTCTTTGGTAACTAAAATTTTAATTTCTTATTCTAAAATATCTAATGAGCAAGAAAGAATTTTATTTGCATCTGCTATGAATATAAACAGATTAAATGAAGCTTTAACTAATTATGCATTATATACTAATCCTACAGATTTGTTACAATGTGCAAAAGAAGTTAGAGAGTTGTTACAAATATTATATGAAGATTAAAGGAGGATATTATAATGTGGGTTTTATTAATTATATTGTTACTTTCTTATTTTATTACAGGTTTAATTAAAAATATATTATTAATTATTGATTATATAGAACGTAAAGAAGCAAAATTAGATGAAAAATATCCTTACAGAAAAAAATTAGAAGAATAATAAAGGAGTATGCTAAATGGGTGTATTTGATAGATTAAGAGAAGGAATCTTTAGAGTAAGAGTAATACCTAAACAAGCTCCTGAAGATGTAACTGAATTTACTGATGAAAGACATTCACTTCCTAATCAGATGGAAACAGCTACAGAATCTGGAAAAAGAATTGATCTTAGTGATTTAACTAAAATTACTACTCTAAAAGGTGACCGTAATACTAAATATAAAGTATTTGAAGAAATGGTAGCAGATGGTAGAATTGGTGCTGCTGTAGAAATGTATGCTAATGATACAGTTCAATATAACTCAGATGGTAAAATTGTTTGGGTAGAATCAGAAGATTCTGATGTAGCTGCTTATGGTAATAAACTTTTAGATGATTTAAATGTTGAACAAAATATTTGGTCATGGGCTTATTGTATGTGGTTATATGGAGATGTATATCTAGAAACATTTGAAAATACATCAGTTAATGATACTAAACCATCTTTAATATTAGAACCAACAAAACATGATCCTCATGTAAGAACTCAAAAAACAATTAAAGGAGCTAAACTAGAAAGATATATAGAAAAAGTTCCTAATTCAGCTGAAGTTTATGATTTACAATATAGAGGTAAAACAGCTGGATTCATAAGATCACATGATGATATGGAAAATACATTAGAAAATAATACATATTTATATTCAGGATCTGTAACAGATATAAATATATTAAATCCAACAAAATTTATACATATTTGTTTATCTCCTAATATAAATAGATTTCCTGAAAAATTCCAATTAATAAAAGAAACAGAAGTTGATAAAACTTTAGATGATGGAACAATAGATGGATCTGCTTATGAAGGAGCAGGCGCTGCTTTATCTTTTCAAGTTAAAACAGGTCAATCAGTATTAGAAAATGTATATGGAGCTTATCAAACATTAAAATTAAAAGAAGAATCAGTTTTACTTGAAAGAATAACAAAATCTTCTATAACAAGAGTAATTCAAGTTGAATTAGGTGATATGCCTGAAGCTCAAAAAAGAAGAAAACTTCAAGAAATTAAACAGCAGATTGAACAACAAATTATTCTTAATAAAGAAGCTGGAACTATACAAAGTAGAGCTGGAGCTCAACCTATTGAAAATATTATTTATACTACAACTAAAGATGGAAAAGGTACTATATCAACTGTTAATATAGGTGGAGATGTAGATATTGGAAATCTTGGAGATGTTGAAGATTCTGAAAACAAAGTATATGGATCTTTATTAATACCTAAAGCTATGTTAGGTGCTGATATGGATGGTTCTGGTCTTTCTAATGGAGGATCTTTAACAGAAATGAACACTACTTATGCTAGACGTATTAAAAGAGGTCAAGTAGCTTTAACATCTGCTTTAAAAAATCTTATTAATATATTTGCATTAGGTGATGGTCTAGGAAAGAAAGTTGTAAATAATTTTGATGTTAAATTAACTCCAATTATTACAGTAGAGGATAATAGACGTGATGAATTATTACAAACTAAAATCAGAAATGTTAATGATATTTTATCATTGATGAATGGATTAGAAAATGTTGATGAAGAAGTTAAACTTGATATGATCTTAGAATGGTTAAGTAAATATCTAAATCAACAAGATATAGTAGATATTATTAATGAGCATTTAAAAGAATTAGAAACTGAAACTGATGATGCAGGAAATCCTATTGAAGGAAATGCATCAGAACCAGATGATGAACATGAATTATCTGCTGGAGGAGGTCCTTCAACAAAATTTGATTTTGACATTGATTTAGATAATGAAGAAGCTCCAGCTTCTACTGAAGAAACAGAAGAACCTGAATTAGCTCCTCAAGTAGATTTGACAAATATAGAAGGAGAAGATTTAGTATAATATGGGATTAATAAACGTTTTTACAGGACCTATGAAAAGTGGTAAAACATCTAGATTAATATCTATATATGAAGATTTAAAAGAAACTACAAAATATAAATGCATGATGTTTAAACCTTATATAGATAATAGATTTTCTGAAACAGAAGTTGTTAGTCGTGATGGAGATAAAATAGTTTGCGTGAATATAAAAACTATTTATGATCTATTACCTTACAGAGATCTTGTAGATATATTTTTCATAGATGAATTTCAATTTTTAGAAGGACAAGATTTACATATAATATTAAATAGTTTTATTGATGATGGTAAAAAATTCTATATAGCAGGGTTAAATTTAACATCTGAAAGAAAGCCTTTTGGTAATATGCCTCAATTATTAGCTTTAGCTGATGAAGTAGAATATCTAGAAGCTAAATGTGATAAGTGTGGTAATCCTGCTATATATACTTATTGTAAAAATAATAAAAATAACGATATATTAGTTGGCAATGATGAATATCTAGCCCTATGTCATAAATGTTATAAAGAGATGAATTAATTCATCTCTTTTTTAATTGTAAAATATTAATGAAGAAGGTGGTCAGTGTTGTCTGGAGCAAGTTGTTATAATTGTACAAATAGAAAGCCTGGTTGTCATGCAACCTGTGAAACTTATTTAAAGTACAAGGAACGACTCGCTAAAATTAAAGAAAAGAAAGAAGCTTATAGAAGAGGATTTCCACTTTCTAAGATTAAAAAATGCAGAGCAATATAAGGAGTGTTATCATGGAAGTAGATAAAGATATTATTGAAGAAGGTAACAAATTAGTACATCAACTAACTGTTGTTAGAGATCAATTTGTTAAAAATGAAGAATTATTAAGATTTTCAATTAGAAAAGATGCTGTTGCAGCTCAATTAAAAGATATATTAAAAAATCATAAAGATTATGATTCATTAAAAAATTCAATAGAATCTCTAATATCAGAGCTATTAAAAATATAACTGATAAAGGAGAATCTATTATGGGTGAGAATAAGGATAAAGAATTATATAATAAATCAATTTGTAAATATTGTGTTTTTAGAAATGAGTGTAGTCAGAATATATTTACTGTAAATGTATACCGTGATAAAACAAGTATGTATTGTGTTAAATATGAATATGATCGTCCTTTACTAGACCCTACTATGTAAATTCCTATACTATTTTATTAAAAGTCTATATTCATATATAGACTTTTATTTTTTCAAGTTGTTATAGTATATAGGAGGTTTTTAAAATATGGGAACTAATTATTATATTATGAATCGAAAAAAATTTAAGTTAGATCAAAAAATAGATGAATTATTAAGATCTAAAAATGTGGATTCTATTCAACAAAAAATACAAGATTTAATAAATGAAGAATATGAAGATATAATAAAAGTTTTAGATGAGAATAAATTAGAAACCATTAAAGAATCATTTAATGATAAAATAGAAGAAATGTTAGATAGGATAGCATCTGATTTAAGATATGGATTAGATTATCCTTTATCTATTCATGAAAGAGAAGCTAAACATATAGGAAAATCTTCTTGGGGGTGGTTATTTAATTTTCAAGACCAAGATGAATGGCATTCATATGAGCAATTTAAAAATTATATAACTAATAAGGATAATATGAAAGATAAAATTATTATAAATGAATATAATGAAAAACTTACTCCTAAAGAAATGTTAAAAATAATAGATGATAAACAGAAAGATAAAAGAAACCTTGAAAATCCAGATAATTTTCATTATTGCAGAAATGTAGATGGATATAGATTTTCATCAGGAGATTTTAGTTAAAGGAGAATGAAAATGGAAATAAGTCAAGAACAAATAAAAGAAATTGTAACTAATATAAAAATGCAAAGAGTGTTTTCATCAAACTTAGTAGCTATGGGATATGATGAAAATAAAAAAGTATTAAGAGTTATATTTAAAGGTAACTCTAGTTATTTATATTTTGATGTTGAACCTGATGTTTATAATACTTTAATGCAATCAGAGAGTAAAGGTAGAGCTTTAAATGAAAGTGTTATAAAACAAAAGGAGAAATATAAATATATTAAATTAACTTAAAGGAGGTATAGAAAAATGGATAGTTGTAAAACAATTAACAGATTTTCTAACAAATTTGAAAAATTAGGAAGGAGGTTATTAAAGAGAATATCTTTAGAAGACTATATTCAAACCTATGGTCATTTTCAGCCTAATGTTGTTTGTGAAGAAGATAAAGATTTGTTTATAACAACATCTTATTTTTCTAACATTTCTGTAAGAAGAACTATAGTTAAAACTCTTGAAGACATTAATTATAAAAGAGGTAAAAATGACTGGTCTGAAAAAGTAGCAATTGCATTCATGGAAGAAGTATTTGATATATTTTTAAATGAAGGCAATAATGAAGTTGTAGATCTAAGAATACAAGAAATTAGTAAAAGATATAATGTACCTACAAATAGATTAAAAACACAAGTGGCTTTATTTCTAAATAATTTAGAAAAAGGCAAAGATAAATTTAAAATTTTATCATATTTTTCAATTTACGAAATTATGGCTTGGAAATATAGAGATACTGAAAAATTACAAGAATTAATAGAAAAAGAAGAATTACCTGAAGAAGATAGAAAATTACTTGTTAAAATGAACAGAATTGTATAAATAGAGGGTTTTATTATGTGGAATATTTATTTAAAAAGAGGAACTATATGGTCAGTTAAAAGTATAAATCAATATGAAGAACATTATGAAGGTATGAGCGCTGGTTCTGGTTATGTTTTAATTTTATCAGCTTTTACGGATGAATTTCAAAGACAAAAATTTACTTATTTGAAAGTAAAACCTACTGAATATGGAGAAAGATCATTTTATAGAGTTAAAGTTAATAATGATTATATGTATGTAGAATTAGATACATTACATACAGGAGATCAAAGATCTTTATATAATTATGTAGCTACTATATCAATTGAAGATTTAAATAATGTAATTAATGCTGCAAAAGATCACTTTAATCTAAATATAAAAAGAGAAAGAACTATTAAACCTAAAAAGAAAGAAGTAGAAATTCCACAACAAAGAATATATAAATTTGGTATAGATGTATATGTTACAGAAAATGAACATGTTAAAGTTAATTCTAAAAAACAAATAATTCTATCTAGAGAAGCTAAAGATGATATTATATATAATTCTAAAACAGATGAACAAATAAGAATTTTATGTGATAAATATAAAATTTATCCTATGAAAGCTATAAAGGAGATAAGAAATAGACTTGTTTATCAACATAAGCAAAATGAAGGATAAAAATGTTATAATATATATCTTTAATTGAAGCATATTTATAATATATTAAGTTGTTTTAATTAAAGATATATTATTTTATGCTTAATGATAAAAAAGCTATTAAAATTGATTTTAGGAGGAATTAAATATGGATATTAACTTTAATAGAGTTCTAATATTTGATGGATCATATTTACTACATCGAAATCTTAGTCAACCAAATCAATGGGAAATGATAAACTCTAAAGGTAAAAGAACAGGTGGAATATATGGAGTGCTTAGATCTATTATTAAAGAATCTAAGGATTGGAATTTCTATCCAGTTGTAATATTTGATGGAGGATTATCAAGAAGAAGACTTGAAATATATCCTAATTATAAAAAGAATATTGAAAGACAAGCTTTACTTGAATGTAAAGATGAAGATTTAACTGAAGAACAATTATTTGATTTGGAATTTAGAAGAGAATATAGTACTCAAAGAAATGATTTAATGCAATTATTACCTTTATTTGGAATACCTACAATTAGAATTAATGATTGGGAAGGTGATGATTTAATTTGCATTCTTTCTAAAATGAGTAGAAATAGTATTGTTGTTTCAGATGATAAAGATTTAATACAACTTGTATATGAAGATGATAATAGAAGATGTAAAGTAAGAAGACCTATGAAAGAAGAAATGTGGGATATAAATACTCTTAAAGAAAAGAATATGAATATAGATGAATATATAGGTTGTAAGTGTATTGTAGGAGATCCTTCAGATAATATTCCTTCTGCATGTTTTCAAGTAGGAGAAAAAACAGCTCCTGGTTTATATAAGTTATTTAGTTCTTTGATAGATAAAGAAAGAGCTTTTCCTAAAACAGAAGAAGAATTAGATAAAGCATGTAAAGAAATGGATGTACCTAAAAGAAAAGCTTATCTTAATTTTAATGAAGATCAATTTTTAACTAATATATTACTTACAAACTTGAAATTAATTGATGATGATATTACTGATGATGTAATCAATAATATTAAAACAACTATTTATAGTAACTGTATGCCTTTTGAAAATAATAATAGACCTCAGATTTATTCTATTCTAGATGATTTAGAAATTAAAACTCTAGATGTAGAAGCTTTATATGATAGAATTTCTCATCTTATAGATCATTTAAAAATAGAAGATCTTGATAAATCTCTACCAATTAGAGAAGATAATAAAATTATTCGTGGAGGATTATTTGAAAGATTTAATCAAAATTAAAAAATTAAGATGTTATAATAATCATGTGATAAAAATTTCACATGATTATTAATTTGTTTTAAAAAGATGTTATAAATATCTAGTAAATTAAAATTCTATCTATGACCAGATATAGATAGTTTTATATAACATTAAAAGTAGGTTCTAGAGCGTCATATGAAAATTAGATAAATAAGTTTTGATATTTAAGCTAATCCCTCCTTTAGAATAACTCGTAACGGAAATGCCTCTTAGGCTGATCACAGAAATCTGGTGTCCCTTGCCCTGGGATAAAATCTATAAAGTAAAAAATTAACGTGCAAAAGAGTTGAGGTATACATTTATAAAAAGGAACTCTTGTAACGGTTTGTATAACACATCAGATAAACTATATTTTTAAAGTAGTTCTATTTAAACTATAATTGATTCAAAACAAGATTATAGAGAATGAAATATTAATATAATTTCATACAGCATAATCAAGATATATGGGAAAGCATATTGAGGAGTAGTTGATAGGAAATCTACTTAATCTATTTAGATTGAATAAATAACTGGCAACACAACGTTAAGGGAGATATAAAAGATATTATTAAAGTTTATATAGAAGTTGCGATACTATTTTTATATAAATAATAATAATTGAATTTGACCGATGGAAAGGTATTTCAACTTGTCTAAGTTCGATCTCCAAGTACCAGGCGCGGTTCGGTTGTGCTGTTTTGTCGGCTGTTAAAGAGTCATCTCGCGAGCTGCGAACAAATTTAATCCCGTCCTCGTGCGATGCATATATAGAAAGTTCATAAGCAAATATTAATTACCTCAGTTGTTCAAATGTAATTTCCAATATATTTGAACACAGTATGAATCAAGTAAATAGATGATAGCAGGTAACTAGAAACGAAATACAAATTACTACAAGTAAGATATATAATCACAGTAACCGACTTACTTGTAAAATCTTTATAGGACCCTCATATAAGCGAGTCTTGGTGAGGAAGTAGTATCTAGCATGTGGCCGAAAGCTATACGAAGCGCGTAATCACGCGTTATGAAAATTGTTCTAGTGAGCACCCCAGCCAGGTTCTCACTATTTTTTCGGGCACTTTACTCTCATCTCTAACGTCAATTTTTTATTGATTTTAGAGAGGAGGGTAAGGTGACTTCTGCTTCCAAAACACGAGCGTCACACGAAGTGGATGCTGTCCGTGTTATAAATCGGTTGTCTGGTGGTGTTTAACAAATCTGTCAAAAATCATTTCCAGAACAGATCTGAAACAGATAATTGAATCTGAAATTTGATAAAGAGATCTGAATCTGAAACAGAAATGAGAATTGAGTGATATCATTATATAAGTATATGACTATATCATTATATAGAGTATATAGAGTTTTGCCTTATAAATATACTGACTATTTGTCCAAAAATTCTTAAAAAACCGTATTCGAAGCTTTTTATTTCAATGGATTGCTCAGATCCAAAAATTTTCCTAAATTTATTTTAATAAATCTCGTTCCATTTTTTCAAAACTGTAATATAATAGTAGTAGCAAATTTAATAATATGAGTTGTTATAAATAGTATAAAATAAAGGAGTTGTAAATATTATGTCATTTGAACCAAGTAATTATCAAAAAAATATTTTGAATTATATAGATAGTAATAATGGAAATTTACTTGTAGATGCAAAAGCTGGATCTGGTAAAACATCTACATTATGTTTAATAGCTGATAAAATTATTGCTCAAGATAAAAAATGTTTATTTTTAGCATTTAATAAATCAATTGTACAAGAGTTACAAACTAGAATTATTTCTGATAATGTACAAATTAAAACTCTACATAGTTTAGGATTAACTTTTTTAAGATCTTATTTATATAAGAAACATGGAGAGAATTATATAATTGAAGTAGATCAGCATGATGATAGGATTAAAGAATGGGTACAAAATTCATTTGCTCAAAAATGTGATACTGAATTCAGAATAGCTAATGCTGAATTATCTGATTCTGATTTTAAAGATTTACTTGGAGATGTATTAAGAGAAATATCTCAAATGGTTAATTATTCTAGATTATATAATGTTAATTATCATGATTATGATGAGATATATAAACTAGCTCCTCGTTTATGTTGGAATTTGAAAAATTGGGATGATTTAGGATTAAGAAAATTTCCTGAAGTTATAGAAGAAGCAATTGATAAAATTAAATATGAATTTGAAAATCCTGAACTAGATTCTTTTGGAAAACCTATTTATAGAGTTGGTTATACTGATATGATATATTTTCCTTGTTTATATAAAATGAATGTTCCTTGGACTACTCGTCAATATTTAGATTTTGTATTAGTTGATGAAACTCAGGATTTATCAGTATTACAACAATTATTTTTAAAACTACTTATTAATTTTGATACTCGATTAATTGCAGTAGGAGATGAAAAACAAAGTATTTATGCTTTTGCTGGAGCTGATACTAAATCTATTAAAAATTTAAAAAAGAATTTTGCTTTAAATGAATTACCTTTAAATATTTGTTATAGATGTCCTGAAAATGTAATTAAAGTAGCTCAAGATATAGTACCTGAAATCGATTGGAACCATAAAAGAGATGATAAAGGAGAAGTTAAATTTTTAGATGAAATTGATTTAGCTAAAAATATTAAAGCAAATGATGTAATTCTTGCAAGAAGAAATAATGATTTAGTTAGATTATATAAAAAATTAGTACTTGATGATAAGATTTCAGTTAAATTTAAAAATACTGAAATGGTAACAACTATTGTAAATGAAATTAAAAGAGTTATTAAAGAATATATAAAAAGATATAATCAATGTTTAAATGTTGAAAAAGAGTTATATAGATTATGTGAAGAAGCAAATATCGATTGGAAACAAAGTGATGAGAAAATATCTAAATCTGATAGGGAATATATGCAAAATACTTTTAAAAGATTAGTTAAAAATGCTAAGACATTAAAGAAACCTATTTCTAAATCTAATTATACTGTTGATTATTTATTAGATTGCATGAAAGAATATAAAGAAGAAGGAGATTATTCTTTTGTATATGATGGTATGCAAGATAATGTTCTTGCTGAATATTATGATGTAGTAGAATCTTTGATTAATAATTATAAAGAAAATTGTAGTTCTATACTTGTAAAAGATTTAGAAGTATATATAGATTCTTTCTTAAAAGGAAATATAAATAAAGAAGCTCCTATTTTATCTTCTATACATATGATGAAAGGTGGAGAAGCTGATAATGTATATATTTATGATTATCCTAGATTTCCTTATGTATATGGTTCTCAAACTGAAGATGCTCAGCAACAAGAAAGAAATTTACAATATGTAGCTTTAACTAGACCTAAAAAGAATTTATATCTACTTAGAATATCTAGATGTAGAAATAGAGAAACAGTAGATGATATCAATACTCTTAATGTAGCTAGTGAAACTACTATCAGGTTACTTTTAAATAGAAGTTCTAATTAAAGAACTTCTTTCTTAATTTAGTAAAATATTAATAGTAAATATATAAGGAGAATTAAGCATGGTAATAGTCTTAGAAACATTATTTCAGAAGGTAAATGAGTTAAATAATTTATATGAATTGTTAGGTTGTGAAAAACAATATGGAGTTAAATTCGTAGGTTCTGGATATGAAAGTAATTATGATTCTTTCAAAGAGACTTATGAGAATTTAGATAATTTAAAGAAAAATCTTGAACAAGAAACTTATTTTGAAAATATAGATAATGCTACTGTTGAAACAATGGAAACAGCAAGAAACTTAGATGATATAGAATTTGAAGTGACTTTTGATATTAAATTACCTCAACAAGAAAGATCTAAGCAAACTGTTTATGCTTATCTTTCAGAAATATAAGAAAGGAGAATTAAAATGGCTAAATATAAATTTACATATTTTTTAAATACTGCTTGTGCAGAACGTAGACCTCAAACAAGAAGAGATCTAATTGAAGATTGGATAGTAGAAGAAAGAGAATACCCATTAGATATAGAAGCTTTTGAATATGCTTTTACAAATATATTAAATGGTGATGAAGATGAATTAAATGATATTTATGAAGAATTACCTGATCAAGATGATTTAACTAAAATAAATAGACTAAAAGAAATATTTGATGAAGAAGCTGAAGATCCTGGAATGGGTAATACTATATTAATATCTATAGAAGGCCCTGGACAAACTTATGATTGTGGATATTCTAAAGAAGATTTTAATACAGATTTTGAAGACGATGAAGAATATAATGATGATGAATATCTAGATGAAAATAAATTAATAAATAAAACCAATAAATTTGAATCAGTAGATTATTCAAATACAGTACCAGCTAATGTAATAAGAAATATAGATGATATGTTAAGCAATGGTAATTATCCAGGAGCTAAATGGAAAATTTCTAATGTTTATAATCAATTATCAATATTTGATTGGTGGCCTGAATATATCTCTCCAACAAGATTAAATCAAATGAGAAAATTTTTACAAGATGCAATGTCAATAGGTTGTGATAAATATTGTTGTTTTAAAGTAGGTGCTTCAGGATGTGCAAATGGAATGTGGGCTTCAGATAAAGCTACAACAGATGGATATTCACCAAAAGGAGGTAAAACTCTTTATAGATCATTTACTCCTGATTATACCTATTATGATATAGATTTGGGAGATGGATTTACACATCAAGAATTCAAATCATTTAGAGATATTAAAAATTATATAGCAGATCAAGAAAATAAACAAAATCAAGATAATGAAATTAATACTGAAGATACAAATACTAATGAAAATAATTAGAAAAGATAAAATATAAAAGAAAAGAAATTGATTGATATATCAATTTCTTTTTTAATTTGTTATAAATATTAGAAGGAGGTCTACAGAAATGAAAGACATAAAGATTTTCGCTTGTAACAGTGCTGTACCGTTTGCTAAGGAGGTATGTAAGTGTCTCGATCTTCCGTTAGGACAGATGAACTCATTCAAGTTCAAGAACGATAACAATTTCGTTCAGTTTCTCGAGAGTGTTAGGGAGCAAGACATTTTCATCATTCAAACAACTGAACCGCCTGTCAACGAAAGGGTCATGGAACTTCTAATTGCAGTAGAAGCTGCAAAAAGAGCTTCCGCACGTCGCATTACCGTTGTATTACCTTACTACATGTATTCTCGCTCTGATAAAAAAGATCAGCCTAGAGTACCTATAACTGCAAAGTTAATGGCTAAACTGATCGAAGCTTCTGGAGCAGATCGTATTATGACTTGCGATCTTCATAATCCTGCTATTCAGGGATACTTTGATATTGGGTGTGATGTTTTAACAGCAACTTACATGTTAGCTGATTATTTCAAATCACTTCATCTTGAAGATATCACTGTAGTAGCAACTGATGCGGGTTCAACTAAAAAAGCTCATAAGTATAAAAAGCTTTTAGGTTGTCCAATTGCTATGATCGATAAGGAACGTGAAGACAATAGTGATAGTGCGAAAGCTGTAGATATTGTAGGGGATATCAAAGGAAGAACTTGTTTAATCTTTGATGATGAGATTAGTACAGGTGGTACTTTGGTAGAAGCTATTAATATTTGCAGTGCAAAAGGAGCTAAGGCTGTTTATGCTGGAGCTACTCATGCTATCTTTGCTGATAAGGCTGTAGAACGTCTTAGAGAATCAGCTGCTGAGAAGATCGTTGTAACAAACACTGTACCTTTTTATCAACAGGAACCAAAGATTGAAGTACTGTCTATCGCTCCTTTGTTTGCTGATGCTATCAAGCGAGTAAATGAAGGCTACCCACTGGGGAATCTCTTTTTGTACGACAAGTAATTTTCAACAAGTAACTAGCTAACTAATCGACAGATCTTTCAATATGACAGGGTTGTACTAACCCTGTCATTCTTTTACTCAAAAGTTGTTATAATAATTGGAGGTAGAATATATTCATGAAGATTTTTATATATAGTGATTTACATATTAGTAGAACAAGTTCTATTATGCCTATAGGAAATGATGATAAATATACATATAGACAGAAAATGATATTAGAAACAGGTAAATATTTAGAAAACATTATTGATCAAGAAAAACCTGATTTGATATTAAATTTAGGAGATACATTTGATCAACATACTATTACTTCTTATGATATAGATGTTGCATCTGAATTTTTTAAATGTTTTAGAATGTTTAATATTCCTCATTTAGTATTAGTAGGAAATCATGAAATGATAAATCAAGAATTTAATGCTATTAAGATTTTAAGTAATATAAATAATATTACAGTTATATCAGAAGCTTGTACTGTAGATCCTAAATTATTTACTAATGTACAAGATAATATTAAATTAGCATTTTTACCATATTGTAATCATAAAGATATATTAGAATTTCCTGAAGGAGATTTTTTATTCTCTCATCAAGATATTCAAGGAAGTATTATTAGAGGTAATTTTGCTTTACCTGAAGGAATTGATCCTAATATATTAAAAGATAAATATAAACTTGTTTTTAATGGTCATATTCATAAATCTAGTATATCTGGAAATGTAATAAATGTAGGTTCTATATCAACTCATAGTTTTAGTGATGATGAAGAATCGGTTCCACAATGTTATATTTTTGATACTGAAACATTAGATCTTAAAACATTTAAACCTACTATTTGTCCTTTATTTAGAAAATTTAATATTGAATCTAATATATCTGAATTAGAAAATTTCTTGAATAAACTCAATAAAAGTTATAAATACATATTACATATTACTTGTCCATTTGAACTAAAAGAAGCTGTTAAACAATTTTTAACTGATAATAATGAGTATATTATTTCAAATAGATTAAGTGTTAAAGTTTCTAAAGAAGAAAAATTAGATGATAATTCAGAATCATTATTAAATTTACAATCAAATATAGATATAAAACAATCATTTAAAGATTTTTTAGATATAACAGATTTAAAATTACCTAGAGCTTATTATGATAAAGTATTAGAAGGGGTGAATTAATATGACAGAAAGTGAATATCAAAAAAGAGAATCTATTCATAAACAACTACTAGATGAAATGCATGATTTATATATTAGAAAGAATAGAGATTATGGTAGTTCTGTTACAGATACTTATGAAAAATTTGGATTAACTTCTTTTTTAGTTAGATTATCTGATAAACTAAATAGAGTTACAAATTTAACTTTGAATAATAAAGATAATTTAGTTCAAGATGAAAAAGTTCAAGATACTTTAATGGATTTAGCTAATTACAGTATTTTAGCTTTAATTGAATTAAAAATGGATGAAGATAAGTTATGTCAAGCAAGTGATGATTATATTTCATACAAGAATGCTGAAGATTATTTAGCAGATAATCATAAAAGAGTATATACTGAAAAGGAGTACAATAAATGAATTTAAAATTTTTATCAATTGAATTAGAGAGTTTTAGATCTATCGATAAAGCACAGATCATTTTAAATAATCAAGGAACAGTCATTGTAAAAGGTATTAATGAATATGAAGATAATGCTACATCTAACGGTTCAGGAAAATCTTCAATATTTGAAGGTATAATATACTCATTATTTGAAGAAACAAGTTCTGGTGAAAAAGATGTAGAAAATAGAATTATAGGTAATGGATATAAATTAAAATTAGAACTTGAAATAGATGGTGTGAAATATACAATTTATAGGGAAGGTAAAAATGGTAAATCTTCAGTATTATTATATAAAGATAATATAGATATATCTGCAAGAAATAAAACTGATACTAATAAACTAATATTAAATCTTTTAGGTATATCAAAGAGTATATTTTTAGATACGATTTTCTTATCTCAGAATGCAGTAACAAATTTAGCATCATTACAACCAACAGCTAGAAGAGAAAGACTAGAAGTATTAACAAATACAGATAATACAATAAATAATTTTAAAGAAAAAGTAAAAGAGCAGCAGATAAAATATGAAGCAGATCGAGTAGATATTGTAAATGATA